TCTAATAATGGTACTAATAACGGAGCAACTGAAGTTGCAAGCAATGTTGCGGTTGATCAATGGAATTTTGATAACGCAGTGCAATCACAAACACCTAATTGGAGTAGTACTTTAGATTTTAATGGAAGTAGTGGCTATATAGATTTAGATCCTGGCGTTATGAAAACTTTCACAAGTGACAATCTTAGTATTTCTTGTTGGTTAAAAGCTGATGCATTAGGAACGTATAATTACGTATATGCAGATGGCCACACAAGTGGGAATAAAGTTGTATCTTTATCTTACGCTAGTGTAAGAGGAGGTTTGGAATTTTCAGTAGGTAATAGCACTGTAGCTAGAGCAAGTGGAGTAGCAATAAATACAGGAGAATGGTATCACGTTGTATGTACTTACGCAGCTGGTGGAGATTTAAAGTTTTACTTAAATGGTAATACTACACCTGTTGCAACAGCTACTTTTAGCGGTGCTTTAGATTTAGCAGGTCATACAGTTTCAGCAATTGGTAGAAGTAATATTCATAGTAGTTATTACTGGGATGGTGAAATTTCTAATGTTCAAGTTTGGAATACGGAATTAGGAACTTCAGATGTAACAACTCTTTATAATAGCGGTCAACCACAATCAACCGCTTCTTTATCTCCAAAATCTTGGTACAAGCTAGATAATACTACTACAGGTATTCAAGATTCTGGGTCGGCTGGAGTCAACGGAACTAACAACGGAGCTACAGAAACACAAACTAACGTATGGACACCTAGATTAAACGGAGAAAGCACAACATTACCAAGTACAGCTTTAGTAAGTAGTGATTTACAATTTGAATCTCCTTATAGTAATTTTAGTTTAGAATTCGATGGTACAGATGACATTATTCAAGTACCAAGAAATACGGTTTTAGAACCTGCAAATATTACGATATCTTGTTGGGTAAATGTAGACGCAACAGGTAGTCACGCTAATGGTTATTTCGTTAGCAAGATACACACTTCTGGTGCTTCCGTAAGTTATGGTATATATAAACCAGCTACTCCTACATTTGTAATTAACGTAGGTGGAGTTATAAAGTACTCTCCTGCTTATGGTACAGATATTCAAGGTCAAGGATGGCATCATCTTTTAGGTACGTATGATGGTTCTCATATTAGATTATATGTAAATGGAACGGAAGTTGGAACAGGAACAGCAGAAACTGGTAGTATATCATATACAACTGAAGATGCTTATATAGGTTCATTTGAACCTGCATCACTAGAAATTAAAGGTAAAATAGATGAAACAGCTATATGGAATACTGCTCTTACCCAAGCTCAAGTTAGTCAGGTATATAACAATGGTTACCCTGCAGACTTAACTTCATTATCTCCAGTATCTTGGTGGAGATTAGGGGAAGATGCTTATTTTGTTTCTCCAAACTTTACACTTCCAAATAAAATTACTGGAGCACCAAATGGGACAAGCCAGAATATGGATCAAGCTGACCTAGTAGCAGATGCACCAGGTAGTTATGCTTCAGGTATTGGTAGTAGTTTAGTTCTTGCAGATAGAGTTGGTGATGCCCCAGAATCTACAGCTAATTCACTTAGCTTTAATATGACACCGCTAAATAAAATATCATACCCTTCAGGTTATGTACCTACCCAAGCTGATAATGTTTATAGTATGGCATTTGATGGTACAAGCGATTATGTAAGTATCGGATCAATAGATGTTACTGGAACTGTAAGCGTTTCTTTTTGGTTTAATGCAGGAGTAAGCAGTAACAATGGAGGTATTTTTACTATGGCTTCAGATGCCACTAATTGTATTTCAATTGCTTTATGGCAAAGTAATGTTCAAGTATATGCTGGGTCTTCTATAACAAGAGCAAGAAGCACAGATACAATTTCAACAAGTACTTGGTATCACGTTGTTGTTGTAAAATCAGCATCTGCAATTGACAATATATATATAAATGGAGTAGATAAAACTCTTGATGCTACAGGTTTTTGGAATGGTTCAATAGACACTCCGCAAGCTGAAATTGGAAAAGGTGCTTTTAGTGGAACAGATTATAATTTCAACGGTAACATAGACGAAGTAGCTATATTTGATTACGCTCTTTCTGCAAGACAAATAAAACAAGATATTTATAACGGTACAACAACTGGTAAAACAGCTGATTTAAACAATATTAGTAATTTAACTGCTCCTGTCGCTTGGTACAGAATGGGAGATTAAAATAGATATATGGCAACAGAGTGGATATCACCAACATGGCGAATGCCTCAAGTAAATAACCAAAGTAAGTTTGAGAACTATAGTTTAGATTTTGATGGAACTGAATTTATAGATTTAGGAAGTGACACAACTTTAGAACTAACATCAGATTTTAGCGTTAGTGTTTGGATTAAAGAAAGTGGTTCATTAAATAGAGGTATTATTTGTTGTGGAGATAGAAATAATGGATCTGGTTGGCATATATATAGAACATCTACAAATAAAGTAGCTTTTAACTTATATACAGCTAATTCAAGAACAGCTACAAGTACAACATCTGTAAATACAGGTAATTGGATTAATGTTATAGCAACTTTTGAAAAAAATGGAACTGCTAATCAACAAATAAAAATATATGTAAATAACACACTTGAAGACGATAATGGATGGATTTCCGCACAAACACCAAGTTATTCAGGCACTATATATAAACAAATTGCTTATCCATACGCTGGTGCAAATGAGTTTTTAGGAAATATTTCTACGCCTGTTGTTTTTGATTACTTACTTTCATCTGATCAAAGAAGTTATTTATATAATTCAGGTGCTCCACAAAACCCTATGGCTATATCTGATCCACCACCAATTGCTTATTATCCTTTAGGTGGGTCAAGTACTGGGAGTGCGAGTACGTTGACCGTCCCGAATGAATCAGTGGCAGATGCAACTGTTTTTGATTCTAATGGTACAGGTTATATTGTCACTAAGACAGGAGCTGAATTTGATATTTCTACAAAGTTTTCATTTTCGTTATGGGTTAATCCTCAGACAATTGTAAATTATGATCATTTGATAGGAGCAAGTGACGCTGGTTGGCTTGAAGGCTTTGGACTATATATGACAGGTGGCGCTGGTAAAATACAATTTTGGGTTGATGCATTTGCCGGGACAGGGAAGTATGTACAATCAGACAATAATTTATCTACCGATAAATGGTATCATATAGCTTGTACATTTGATAACACAAATGGAGGATTAATGTATATAGATGGGGTTGCTCAAAATTCTGGGACTGCTTTTACTGGCGCAACTTTAAGTGCTGTTGACCTTAATAAAATTATAAGAATATTTGGGACTACAAGTGGGTGGATTGTTGATGCTTTTATGAGCAATGTACAATTATGGAACACGGAACTTTCAGCTTCAGAAGTTACAACTCTATATAACAACGGTGTTCCATTATTAACAGGTACACAACCACAAGCTGCTAATCTAAAAGCTTGGTACCCAATGAATGTTGGCAATGCTAATTGGTTAGGTAGCGATTGGCAAATAGCAGATGCAAATTCAGCATATCCGCAGAGTTTTAATTTTGATGGGAGTGATGATTATATAACTACTCCGTCATTCACAACCTCTGGAGACGATTTAACTATTTCGTTTTGGGGAAAACTACCAAACTTAACATCTGGTTCAGGTTATATTTTATCAGGTAACGCAAATAACCAAATTTATTATAATTCATCTGAGGTTATGTATGCAAAAATAAATGGAAGCACCGCATATATCGTAACTAATTCAGGTGGTGTGCCAAATGTGTTTAATAGTGATTGGCATCATTTCGCAATTACTAAATCAGGGTCAACGCTTACGTTTTGGTTTGATGGCAATTCTTATACAAGCTCAGGAAGTGCTACAACAGGTGGGTTTACATTATCTCACATAGGTGCTTATATAACACCTTCTGGATGGATTAATGGTGAATTATCAAATGTGGCTATTTGGAATTCTGACCAAAGTTCAGAAATATCAAACATTTATAATAACGGAACACCAGCTACATCATATACAAACACACTTACAGCGTGGTATAAACTTGATAATTCTGCTACATTCTCAACTAATTGGAGTATTCCAGATGCTTCAGGAAACGGCAACACAGGAACAAGCTCAGGAATGACAGAATCTAATTTAGTTAACAATAATGTGTCTGTACTAAACGGTACTAGCGTAAGTATGACTACAGCAAATTTAATTAATTCTGATTTAACTCGTAGTATTCCGTATAGTAGTTATAGTATGGATTTTGGAGGTACAGATGAATACTTAGATTCGTCTACTGCTGCATCAGGTATTCAAAGTGCTACTACAGGCACTATTTCTATGTGGGTACAACCTACAGACGCTACCCCAAGTGCTATAGATACTTTAATATCAATTAGTGATACCAGTACAGCTAATACTTATTTTAATGTAGGAATATTAACAACAGGTGAAGTGTACGCAGAGTTAAGAACTAGCACGTTTCAATGGGAATTAAGTACAGATGCAGCTGCTTTTAGTGATGGTAGTTGGGGTCATTTAGCTATTACTCAAAACGGCACTGAACCAGAAATATACATCAATGGTATAAAAGTAGCACAAACATTTACTACTACAACAGATAAAACAAAATGGTGGGATGATTATACTGTAAACTCAATTAATTTCGCAAGGAGTTTAACCCAATGGGGTGCGGCAAATTATTATATTGGAAAAATAAGTAATATAGGAATATGGACTTCAGCCTTGACTCAAGATCAAATACTAACAATTTTCAATGGTGGTGTTCCCAATAGTATTTCCAGTTTGTCACCAGTTAATTGGTGGAGTTTAGCAGAAGATAGTTATTATGATGGAACTGATTGGAAGTGTCCAGATTTAGGTAGTGGAAATAATATTGCAACCACAGACAACATGGAATCTACAGATTTGATAGGTGATGGACCTGGTAGTTCTGCGAACGGAACTGCTACAAACATGGACCTACCAACTAACCTAGAAGGTAATGCACCTAACTCATCTAACAATGCTTTTTCAGTGAATATGGATACAGCAGATAGAGTCGCGAGTGTTCCTTCGTAAAAAAGAAATTAAACAAGTAAATATATAAATAACAAGTAATTAACAAATAACAATTAAACAATGGCAACAACTTATGCAGTAATTAACTTAGACGATACAAATGCTATTTTGTTCAGTCAAGTAAATCAAAGTTCAGCTCAAACAATGAGAAGGAATTTAGCTAATACGCAGGGTTTACTGTCTTACCAAGTTGAACCTAGTTTTATCACTAATGGTTCTTTAGTACCGGTAAGTACAATGGATCATGATGCAGCGTTAGCGTTGATGGCAACTCCAGAGTGGTCGGATCCGAATCCTCCAACTGAGTAAATAAAAAAAACAATCAAATTTAATTAAATGGAAAACAAAATAACAGACGAGCAATTAGAAACAATTAAACAACACCAAAATAAAACTAATAGTATTTTAAATCAAGTAGGCTATTTAGAAAGCCAAAAGCATGGTTTATTACATGAATTAGCTAGTGTTAACCAAGATATTGAAGAGTTTAAGAATTCTTTAGAAAAAGAATACGGAGCTATAAATATTGATATTGAAACTGGTACTTACACGAAGATAGAAGAGAAAGAAGAAGTAGCAGTGGGTCATGTCTAATGTAATACGTAAAATCAGTATTGGATCTGATTACAAGAATGATGCAATGCATTATTCTGTAGGTCAAGAAGTATACGGTGGTCATAATATATGTGATATAGTTTTTAATGACGAAGATTATTCATATAATATTTATATAACTAAAAATCAAGAAGTTCTTCCTTGGAAAAAGTTCAACCGTAATATGGCTATATCAGTGGAATTTGATTTGAAGTATTAATGAAGAATTTATACAGTTTTATTATCAAACCTTTATTTAGTAGGTATGATAACGTTAAGAAAATTGATGAAAACGAACTAATTATTAATACTAGTATTGAAGATCATAAATTTGTAAGTAAAAAAGCAGTTGTAGTTTCTACTCCAGCTGCTTATAATACTGAAATCAAAAAAGACGATATAGTATATGTTCACCATAATATTTTCCGTAGATATTATGATATAAGAGGTGTAGAGAAAAATTCATCTACATACTTTAAAGATGATTTATATTTCTGCTCACCAGAGCAAATTTATATGTACAATCTTAAACCTCATTTGAATTATTGTTTTGTAAAACCAATACTAAATAAAAACCGTTTAGAGAACCGAAAGGAGCAACCTAACTTTGGGATACTAAAATATGGTAATAGTTCCTTAGATGCTGTGGGTGTGAGACCTGGAGCGCTTGTGGTCTTTACCCCATTCTCAGAATTTGAGTTTATTATAGAGGGTGAAAGACTTTATTGTATGAAATCTAATGATATAGCTGTAACGCATGAACACCAAGGAAACGAAAAAGAAAATAATCCAAGCTGGACAGAAAGCAGTAGAAGAGTTAATCAAAGTGGCTAAAGAAGCTATTGTGGACTCTGGAGATGATGTGTCAGCTGATAGACTTAAAAACGCAGCTGCAACTAAAAAACTAGCTATATTTGATGCTTTTGAAATATTAACTCGTATTCAAGAAGAAGAAGAAAGATTAAATGAAAAACCTCAAGAAAAAAAAGAAGAAAGATCTTTTAGAGGTTTTGCTGAAGGGAGGAGCAAGTGAGTTATAAGCAAACTTTGTGGAAAGAGATTAAAGACGTAGTAAATCCTAAATATCTTAAAAAGCAAAATAGATTAAAAAAGTGGGTGTATGGGTATAATCAAGATTACGATTTTGTAGTAATTAGTAAAACTGGAAAAATTGGGCAAATCATTGAGATCCAGAACTTACGTATTGCATTACCAGCAGAAGATGAATGCTTTAAACGAAGCAAAATTAAAGAGGAACAGTACTGGGAAAAACAAGAATACCCAAAAGAACTAGCTAGAATAAAAAGTAGGTTTGATTGGGATGAATATCCTAACGACTTTAAAGAAAAATGGTACGATTATATTGACAATGAATTTAAGAAAAGAGATGAAGGGTATTGGTTTTATAACAATGGTAAACCTACTTATATCACTGGTACTCATTACATGTACTTACAATGGTCAAAAATCGATGTTGGAGCACCTGACTATAGAGAAGCAAATAGATTCTTCTTTTTATTCTGGGAAGCTTGTAAAGCAGATTCCAGATGTTATGGAATGTGCTATCTTAAAAACAGACGGTCTGGTTTCTCCTTTATGTCATCAGCAGAACTTGTTAATCAGGCAACAATATCTTCAGATGCAAGATTTGGTATTCTCTCCAAAACTGGAGCAGATGCTAAAAAAATGTTCACAGATAAAGTTGTACCAATCTCGATTAACTATCCGTTTTTCTTCAAGCCGATCCAAGATGGTATGGATCGTCCTAAAACCGAATTGGCATACAGAGTTCCGGCATCTAAACTTACACGTAGAAAGTTGGAGACGAATGAACAACTTAGAGAATTACAAGGATTAGACACGACTATTGATTGGAAAAATACAGGTGATAACTCTTATGATGGTGAAAAGCTAAAACTTTTAGCTCATGATGAAAGTGGTAAATGGGAAAGACCTGATAATATATTAAATAACTGGAGAGTTACAAAGACTACATTAAGATTAGGATCTAGAATAGTAGGTAAATGTATGATGGGCTCAACTTCAAATGCGTTAGATAAAGGTGGAAACAACTTCAAAAAACTCTATTACAATTCAGACGTTACAAAAAGAAATAGAAATGGACAAACAAGTTCGGGACTCTATTCTTTATTCATCCCTATGGAATGGAATTACGAAGGATTCATGGATACTTTTGGATCACCTGTGTTTCTTACGAGAAAAAATCCAGTCATCGGAATCGATGATATCCCAATTAAAGTCGGAGTCATCGAACACTGGGAGAATGAAGTAGATGGTTTAAAATCTGATCAAGATAGTTTAAATGAATATTATAGACAATTCCCAAGAACAGAGCAACATGCTTTTAGGGATGAAACAAAAAATAGTTTATTTAATCTAACTAGAATATACGAACAAATAGATTATAATGAAGAGATGAACACTACCACAACTCAAGGTAGTTTCATGTGGGAAGGTGGGATAAAAGATACTAGAGTTATATTTGTGCCAAATAACACTGGCAGATTCAACGTTAGTTGGGTACCTCCTAAAAATCTTCAAAATCGAGTGATATTAAAGAATGGTATTAAATATCCTGGTAATGAGCACGTTGGAGCTTTTGGGTTAGATAGTTATGACATCTCTGGAACAGTGGATGGTAAAGGATCTAATGGAGCACTACATGGACTTACTAAATTTTCAATGGAAGATGCTCCACCAAATCATTTCTTTTTAGAATATATAGCAAGACCTCAAACAGCTGAAATATTTTTTGAAGAAATATTAATGGCGTTAGTATTTTATGGTATGCCTATATTGGCAGAAAACAACAAACCAAGATTTTTATATTATTTAAGAAGAAGAGGTTATAGAGGTTTTAGTATGAATCGTCCAGATAAAATATGGAACAAACTATCTCCAACTGAAAAAGAAATTGGTGGTATACCTAACACGAGTGAAGATATTAAACAAGCGCATGCTGCAGCTATAGAATCTTATATAGAAGAATATGTTGGCAATTGCGAAGGTAATATGGGTGATATGTATCACCAAAAAACATTAGAAGATTGGTCACGATTTGATATTAATAATAGAACTAAACATGATGCTTCTATTAGTTCTGGACTAGCTATAATGGCTTGTAATAAAAATAGGTATGTTCCTGTAAATCAAAGAACTACAAAGTTGATAAACTTAGGTATAAAAAAATACGATAATACTGGTTATATTTCAAAAATAACATAAATGATAAATACTAATTATAATAGTCCTTTTCCTGATCAAGTTGTACCAGACGCAGAGAAAGCAAGTTGGGAGTACGGTTTACAAGTCGGTAGAGCAATTGAAACTGAGTGGTTTAGAGGTGACAGGGCATGGCAAGATAGGTTCAATACTAATTACAATAATTTCCATAATCTTAGGCTTTATGCTAGGGGAGAACAACCCGTGCGTAAATATAAAGATGAAATGTCTATAAATGGAGATTTATCATATCTTAATTTAGATTGGAAACCTGTACCGGTTATTTCTAAGTTTGTTGATATAGTAGTCAACGGCATGGCTCAAAGAAGTTATGATATTAAAGCTATAGCTCAAGACCCAACTTCAGTACAAAAAAGAACTAAGTATGCAGAAAATATATTAATAGATATAAATGCAAAACAATTTATTGATAAAGTAAAGCAAACGACAGGTATAGATTTATATTCTAATCCAGATAGAGAAAATGCTCCTATAGATGAAGAAGAGCTAGAATTACACATGCAGATGAATTACAAGCAGTCTGTAGAAGTAGCTGAAGAGGAAGTTATAAACACTATATTAGCTAAAAATAAATATAATTTAATACGTAAAAGATTAAATTACGATTTAACTGTACTCGGTATTTCTTGTGTTAAAACAGGTTTTAATAGATCAGAAGGTGTAACTGTTAAATATGTTGATCCAGCAGCTTTAGTTTATTCTTATACAGAAGATCCTAATTTTGAAGATATATATTATGCTGGAGAAGTAAAATCCGTTAGTTTACCAGAGTTAAAGAAACAATTTCCTTACTTAACTCCTGAAGAACTAGAGAAAATACAAAAATATCCAGGAAATCAAAATTACAATAGAAATTGGAGTGGTAGATATGACAATCAAACTGTTCAAGTGTTATATTTCGAATATAAAACTTATACCAACCAAGTATTTAAAATCAAAAAAGGTGTTAATGGTTTAGAAAAAGCCATTGAAAAGGGAGATACTTTTAATCCTCCTGAAAATGATAGTTTTAAGAAAGCTTTTAGATCTATAGAAGTATTATATACTGGAGCTAAAATCTTAGGTTATGAAAATATGCTAAGATGGGAAATGGCTGAAAACATGACAAGACCTTATGCGGATACTACAAAAGTTCACATGAACTATAATATTGTAGCTCCTAGAATGTATAAAGGTAAGATAGAATCAGTGGTTAGTAGAATAACTGGTTTTGCTGATATGATTCAATTAACCCATTTAAAACTACAACAAGTAATGTCTAGAATGGTTCCTGATGGCGTGTTTGTAGATGTAGATGGTTTAGCAGAAGTAGATCTTGGTAATGGCACTAATTATAATCCAGCTGAAGCCTTGAACATGTATTTCCAAACAGGTTCTATTGTTGGTAGAAGTATGACGCAAGATGGTGGAATGAATCCAGGAAAAGTTCCAATACAAGAGATTCAAACATCAAATGGTCTTGGTAAAATCCAATCTTTAATTCAAACTTATGAGTATTACTTAAAGATGATAAGAGATGTAACCGGACTTAATGAGGCTAGAGATGGTACTTTACCGGATAAACAATCTTTAGTTGGATTACAGAAATTAGCGGCTGCTAATTCAAATGTAGCAACTAGACATATTCTACAAGCTGGTTTATTTTTAACTCTTAGAACTTGTGAAAATATATCTTTAAGAGTAGCAGATTCTTTAATGTTCCCATTAACCAGGATGTCTTTAGAACAAAGTATATCTAAATACAATGTAGGTACATTAGATGAATTGATAGATTTAAATATTCATGATTTTGGTATATTCTTAGAATTAGAGCCAGATGAAGAAGAAAAAGCTGTGTTAGAGCAAAACATACAAATAGCTTTAAAAGCTGGTCAAATAGATTTAGAGGATGCCATAGATATTAGAGAAGTTAATAATTTAAAATTAGCTAATCAAATGCTAAAGCAGCGAAGAAGAAAGAAACAGGAGAAAGACCAAGAGATGCAACAAGCTAATATCCAAGCTCAAGCACAAGCTAACGCTCAATTAGCTGAACAAACAGCGATGGTTGAAACACAGAAACAACAAGTCTTAACAGAGCAAAAAATTCAAATTGAGAAAATGAAATCTGAATTTGAAACTAATAAACTAGAGAGAGAAGCTCAAGTTAAAATGCAATTAATGGAGAAAGAATTCCAATATAATATGCAATTAGCTAAAGTACAAGTAGATGCTGAAACCATTAAAGAAAAAGAAATAGAAGATCGAAAAGACCAAAGAACTAGAATACAAGCTACTCAACAATCAGAATTAATAGATCAAAGAAAAAATGATTTATTACCTAAAAATTTTGAATCTGCCGGAAACGATAGTTTAGGTGGATTTGGACTAGAGCAATTTATGCCTAGATAATTATTATTAACTATTATATTATATTATGTCAGAAGAAGTAAAACAAGAAGGTGACTTTAAAATTAAAAAGAAAAGAGGTCGACCTAAAAAACTAACACCAAACAAAGAAGCAATAAAAATAGATTTATCTAAAAAAGATAAAGAAGAAGAAAAAAAGGAGGTAGAAAATGCCGTTCAAATCGGAGAAACAAAGGAAGTATCTGTGGGCGAATCATCCGGAGATAGCAAGAAAATGGACGAACCGGTACGGGTCGAGTCCAGTACAGATGATACTAAACAAGAAGAAGAAAAAGAAAAAGTAGAAAAAAAGGAAGTAGTAGTAGAATCTCCTATATCAGAAATAACAGAAGAAGAAGAAGTCGTTGAAGAAAAAGTTGTAAATACTCAACCTGAAGTAGAACAACCTAAAGTAGATTTACCAGAGAATATAGAAAAGTTAGTTAACTTTATGAAAGAAACTGGTGGAACTATTGATGATTATGTTAGATTAAACGCAGATTACTCTAATATTGACAACGATGTTTTATTAAGAGAATATTATAGAAAGTCCAAACCACATTTGGATGATGAAGAAATTAACTTTCTTTTAGAAGATAACTTTTCGTACGATGAAGAGTTAGATGAAGAAAGAGATATGCGTAAAAAGAAACTCGCATACAAGGAAGAAATTGCAAAAGCCAAAAACTTTTTGGAGGAAACGAAAAAGAAGTATTACGACGAGATCAAGTTGAGACCGGGCGTTACTCAAGAACAACAAAAAGCAATGGATTTTTTCAATAGATATAACAAAGAACAACAAGTGGTTCAAGAACAACATGGGAAGTTTAAAGCTAGAACTAAAGACTTTTTTAACCAAGAATTCAAAGGTTTTGATTTCAATATTGGTGATAAAAAATTTAGATATGGCATTAAAAACACTGAAGATGTTGCTAATAATCAATCGGATCTTACAAACCTAGTCGGGAAGTTCTTAGATAATAAAGGTGAAGTAACAGATTTTAAAGGTTATCACAAAGCCATTTACGCAGCGCAAAATGCTGATACTATAGCTAATCATTTTTACGAGCAAGGCAAAGCTGATGCAGTTAAAGATATGATGGCTAAGTCCAAAAATATATCAAATGAACCAAGAGCTACGTCTAATGGGGAGGTTTATATTAATGGAATGAAAGTAAAAGCAATAAGTGGTGTAAATAGTTCTGGGTTAAAAATAAAATCAATAAAAAACAAAAACTAAAAACATATAATTATGGCTTTTAACACAAGTGGAAGTTTTCCACCTACATTAATCCCACATCAAACGCAAATGACTTTACAGTCTAATTACTTGCAGTTTGATTCGGCTGCTGGGGGCGGAACTTTCGCACAACAATATCTACCTGAGCTTTATGAAGCTGAAGTAGAAAGATACGGAAACAGAACTTTATCTGGTTTCCTAAGAATGGTAGGCGCTGAAATGCCTATGACATCTGATCAAGTAATTTGGTCTGAACAAAATAGATTACATGTTTCTTATGAAGGTTGCGAAATGCAAGTTGGTAATTTATCTATAACAGTTCCAATTGAAGCTGGTAAAGAATGCGCAATTAAAGTAGGGAATACTATTTTAATGGCTAGCGGATTAACAACTGTTAAGGCTAGGGTTACTGTTGTAGCTAATGCTGTACCTGGACCTCCTAGAACTGCACTTGTTACTTTTGAAACATATGAAACTGCTACTGCTGGTACTTTAGCTGCTGCTACAGACATTAAGACGTTTGTATACGGTTCTGAATTTGCAAAAGGTTCTGGTGGTGCTGATGCTGGTACTTCTAACTATGCAGGAATGGATAGTATTGAACCTACGTTAACTCAATTTTCAAACAAACCAATCATTTTAAGAGATAAGTTCCAAGTTAGTGGTTCTGATGCTTCTCAAATTGGATGGGTTGAAGTTGCTACTGAAGATGGAACTTCTGGATACCTTTGGTATTTAAAAGCTGAATCTGAAACAAGACTTAGATTTGAAGATTACTTAGAAATGAGTATGGTTGAAGCTGTAGAAAACGGTGCTGCTGGTATTGTTAATCCTGGTAATGGAATAGCAGCTAACAACGGTTCTGAAGGTCTATTTGCTGCTATCGAAGCAAGAGGTAATGTTTATAATGATTTCGCTGGTGCTGCTGCTCCTGGAGCTGGTGCATTAGGAGATTTTGACACTATCCTTAAGCAATTAGATACGCAGGGTGCTATTGAAGAAAACATGCTTTTCTTATCTAGACAAACAGCTCTTGATTTTGATGACATGATCGCTGCTATGAACGGATCATACGCTTCTACTCAAGCTGCTTCTTACGGTCTTTTTGATAATGAAGCTGACATGGCGCTTAACTTTGGTTTCTCTGGTTTTAGAAGAGGTTCTTATGACTTCTACAAAACTGACTGGAAATATCTTAATGATTTCTCTACTAGAGGACTTATTGGAGACATTGATGGTGTAATGGTTCCTGCTGGAACTAGTACAGTTTATGACCAAGTAATGGGTCAAAACATTAGACGTCCTTTCTTACATATAAGATATAGAGCTTCAGAATCTGATGACAGAAGAATGAAGTCTTGGATCACTGGATCTGTTGGAGGTGCTTACACTTCTGATTTAGATGCTATGACTGTTAACTTCTTATCTGAAAGATGTTTAGTAACTCAAGCTGCGAATAACTTCGTATTGTTTAAGTCTACTGTATAATTATTAACATTTTAAAAGATAGAAATTATGGGATATATTTATGTAACAGTAACTGGTTCTGGAACTGGATCAGAAAACACTACAAAACCAATACCGACAGATAACATAGTAGCAGTTACAGGAGGATCTACTTCTACTGTAATTACTTACGCTATGGAGCATTCTGAGAATCAAATTATTACTTTGACTCATGCTGCTGTTGGAGCTGCAGTACCAACTTTTATTAAATTGGTAGTTGACGCTCTTAGAGATGCACAACAAAACCCAGGTAAACTTGTATCAATTGATACTTCTACTTACGCGGTTTCTGATTGTATTCAATCTCACTAAATAAATATAAGATCCCACTTCGGTGGGGTCTTTTTTAATTATTATATTATATTATATTATGGAAACAAAAGAAAAGAAAAAACCTGAGGTTGTAAAAGACACTTGGGAAATTAAAGATAGATACTATCACTTATTACATGGTGCTTCACCATTAACATTTAGAATTAACTCTAGACATTCTATGAGAAAACCTCTAATGTATTTTGATGAAGAAAAAGGTTATAATAGAGAGCTTAGATATGCTACTAATATGAGAAGTCCATTTGTAGATGAGCAAAAAGGTCCTGTAACATTAGGACATATTGTTTTTGAAGATGGAGTTTTAATGGTATCAAAAGAAAAAGTTGCTTTACAAAAACTACTTTCACTTTATCATCCAAACAAGGGTAAGATTTATGCTGAAAGAGATGAAGTACAAGAAGCTTCTGATGATCTAGAAGATCTGCATTTAGAGGTTGAAGCAATGGCTTTGGCTATCAGTATAGATATTGATCAAGCAGAGGCAATTCTTAGAGTTGAATTAGGTTCTTCAGTATCTAGTATGAGTTCTAAAGAGATAAAAAGAGATTTATTGTTGTTTGCTAAGTCAAATCCAGCATTATTTATGGAATTAGCAAATGATGAAAATGTTGAACTAAGGAATTTTGGTATTAAAGCTACTGAAGCTGGAATAATATCATTATCTCAAGATCAAAGAACTTTCTCTTGGGCTAGTAATGGTCGTAAATTAATGAACGTACCTTTTGATGAAAATCCATACAGCGCTTTAGCTGCTTGGTTTAAAACTGACGAAGGAATGGAAGTTTACAAATCAATAGATAAAAAGACCAAATAACAAGTGATTATAATTAGGGTGGTATTTCGCCACCCTTTTTTTTTAAAATATTTAAAATGGCAGTAAGCGTAGATACAGTATATAAAACAGTATTACTTATACTAAATAAAGAACAGCGTGGATATATGACGCCAGATGAGTTCAATAAAATAGGTACCCAAGTACAAAGACAGATATTTGAGGGTTATTTTGAAGACTTAAATCAACAATTACGTATACCACAGTCTGACGTTGAATACTCAGATAGAGTTGCCATAACAGAAGAAAAAATAGCAGAATTCAAAACAGAAGCTGCGCCAACAGGTACTAATCCTTTTACAGTACCAACAGATTTGTATAGATTAGGATCTTTTACCTCTGAACAAACAGGTAGACCTATAGCAGAAATCCAAACAGTAGGTAGAGCTGATTATTATAACTTAATAAAATCTCCTTTAACAGCTCCTTCTTTAACACATCCAATATGTCTTTATGAAGACAATCAATTAATTGTTTCTCCGAGCTCTATCACTACAAATGTGAAAGTTCAGTATGTTAAAAAACCATTAGACCCTGTATGGGCTTACACTATAGATCCTGTAACAGGAGCTTTTGTTTTTTCTACTGGTACTGGAGCTGGAGTTTATCCTACAACTGGTTATCAAGATTTTGAATTACATAACTCAGAACAAACAGAGTTAATATTAAGAATGCTGCTTTATGCTGGTATAGTTATAAGAGACCCACAAATAGTACAAGTAGCAGCACAGAAAATTCAACAAGAAGAAGTAAACGAAAAATCATAATACATGGCACTATTAACAGAAACTAATGCTCAATACTACGCTGGACAACAAGACTTAGGTGTTTTAAGTAATGTACCAGGTAATGAGATAACTATAAACGCTTGGAGTTTTGACACTGTAGCAGTTAGTGCTTTTGACGAAGGTGGTATACAAATAACTTCAGTATCTAATTATACATTATATTACGATGATGGTTCTGGTGCTGGATTTGTTGCTATTGATGAAGATTTATCTTATATATTTGCGTTTAACCAAATAAAATTAAGGGATCCTCTTTCAGTTGGGTATAACGGTAGATTTTATATACAACTCAAGCAATTTGCTATCAATAACAACTATGGTGGTTATTCTTACATCACCTTAAACGATATAATCAATAACTTTATAGTAGGCTATGTCGGAGCTGGTAAACTGATTCCAGGAGTGAAAAGAACTGATGTTATGTTCCATGCTAAAAGAGGTTTGCAAGAGTTTAGCTATGACACATTAAAAAGTATTAGAGCTCAAGAGCTTACTATTCCAGCAAGTTTATCTGTACCAATACCACAAGACTACGTTAATTACGTTCAAATGTCTTGGGTTGATAATTTAGGTATTAAACATATTATTTATCCAACTAGATTAACTTCTAATCCTACTGAACTACCTTTACAAGATGTACAAGGTATACCAACACAAGATGCTTTTGGAGAAAATTTAGATGCAGATCAATCTATAACTGAAGAACGATGGAAAACAGCTAATGAAAATAACATTACTGGTAATTATGATCCATTTAACTTTAACGGTGTTTATGATTACACTTGGTGGAAACAAGCTTACGGAGAAAGATATGGTTTAAATCCAGAAATAACGCAAATAAACGGATGGTTTACTATAAATGAAAGATTAGGTAAAATGTCTTTCTCATCTGATTTAGCTAATAAACTTATAATACTAGAATATATATCTGATGGATTAGCTGTTGATGGAGATTTAAAAGTACCTAAAATGGCTGAACAAGCAATGTACATGCATATAGCACATGGTATTTTATCTGGAAGATCTAAAGTTCCAGAATATGTTGTAAATAGGTTCAAAAGAGAGCGTTCTAGTACACTTAGAAACGCTAAAATAAGATTGAGTAACATTAAGTTAGAAGAAATATCACAAGTGTTTAGAAACAAATCTAAATGGATTAAACATTAATTATGCCACAAATTAATAATACTTTTCTCAAGTCTAAGATGAACAAAGACTTAGACGCTAGACTAGTGCCTAATGGTGAATATAGAGACGCTCAAAATATAAACGTTAATAAGTCAGAAGGAAGTGACGTTGGGGCTTTAGAAAATGTATTAGGTAATAGTGTTATTACAATTATAAAATCTTCTATTGAACAATTAGAAAGAGAAAAAATAAACCAAAGATATTTAACTGGTATAAAACCAGGGGAAATAACTTTTCCAAAGTTAGAAGTTATTGGCTATTATATGGATCTAAATGGAGATAACATATACATGTTTTTAACTGATTATGCGGATTCTTCTAATAATAGATTAAGTAATTTTGCACCAGCTGATTATGTTGATACTAGTGGTGGTTTTCCGGGTAATTGGATATATAAAGGAGCTGGTTGTTATATAGTAAGATATAACACAGTAAATAATCAATCTAGAGTATTAGTCGCTGGTAACTTTCTTAATTTTTCTAAAACACATCCTATAGTAAACGTAAATCTTTTAGAGAACTTATTATTTTTCACTGACGATAGAAATCAACCTAGAAAAATAAACGTTGAAACTGCTTTTAATGATTCTTGGGAGTTATGGAACGCTAGCGTAGTAGGAAGCAACCCTTATTATTATAATGAAGATCATATTTCAGTTGCTAAATTTGCTCCATATCAACCTTTTGAATTTTTAAATTCTGGTAATAGTAGTACTTTAATATCTAATAGTGAAGAGTTTTTACCACCTCATATTATAACTTATTCATTTGGTGCTCACGCGTCAGGAGATAGTATTATGAACTTAGTTGGGTCTTACTCTGTAACTGCTCCAAATGTTGACTATGCAGTTGGAGATAGATTAATAGTTAAAGCTCCATTTGGTACGACAACTGTAGATAAAACGTATACTATAACTAGTGGCACAACAACTACTGTTACTATATCTGGAACTTTTGGCGTAACAATACCTGCTGGTACTACACTCATCATACAAAGAAAAAATCCTAAATATTCGGCTAATTACAAAGGAGATAAAAATTTATTAAAAGATAAATTTCCTAGATTTAGTTATAGATTTAAATACGATGATGGAGAATATTCTTTAATGGCTCCATTTACTCAAGCTGCTTTTGTACCAAAGAACTTTGGTTATTTCATAGATGAAGATGAACAAAAAACAAAAGAATCTGGTATAGTAAACTTTATGGAAAATAGAGTTGATCAAGTAAAGCTAAATTTAACTTTACCAGTTATGGCTAATGATCTTAAAAGTGCTTTAAAAGTAGAGGAAATACAAATTTTAGTTAAAAACTCAGATGAATTAAACGTTAGAGTTATAGAAGAAGTTAATGTAGGTGATATTTCCGGTGCTACAACCACTTACGAATATGATTATTTATCTACTAAACCAATTAAAGTTTTACCAGAAGCGAACTTAACAAGGGTACATGATAAAATACCGGTTAGAGCATTAACACAAGAAGTTGTTTCTAATAGAGTTGTTTACGCTAATTTTATAGATAAACATTCTTCTCTTAATAACTTAGATTACTATTTAGATTATAGTAAAAAATCTACAACAAGTAATTTAACTAAAGAATTACCTTTACACACGGTTAAACAAAATAGAAATTACCAAGTAGGTATAGTATTGATAGATAGGTATGGTAGATCTTCTAACGTTATGCTCAATGATGATAGTTTACTACCTACTAATACTAAAAATTCTACTATATACGCTCCTTATGATACTTCTAATGATAATAGTTTAAGTTATTTAGGGTATGGTTTAGATTTTAATTTAATAAATAAAATACCAGAATCTAGTGATATAGAAGGATATCCTGGTTTATATTCAGAAACAAATCCTCTGGGTTATTACACGTATAGAATAGTTGTAAAACAACAAGATCAAGATTACTATAACGTATATGCACCTGGGGCTATTGCTGGTAATATTAATTGGTCAACTCCTGCTACACCTTCTAGCTCTACTTCATTATCTCCACTACCTTATGCATCGACCGATTCTTTACCTAGTTTTTCTAATAGAAATTCTATTTCAAATATTAGTTTATTAGGTGATAATATAAATAAAGTACCAAGAGATTTAAGAGAGGTTAATTCTAATGATACAGAGTTTTCAAGTAGTACTGTTTTATTCAATAGGGTAAATCCCATATATAATGCTTCAGTTACAAATCCAAGTTACAGTGTACAGCAGTTAAATATAACAGGTAGTGGACAAAGTGTTGTTTCTATAAAATCATTTAAAGATATGGGTAGATGGGCTACAACTAAAGGTAGTATTTATCCAGGACAAGTTTTAGACACAACTAGTGGTAGTGGAACTTTAATTCCTAACCCTTGGTATCCTTTTTTCGCTACTGGTACCGGAGCAACTTTAAAATTCAACTTTCATGATATATTTTTTAAAGCTAGTGAAAATCCTTTTATAGCTACTTTAGAAACTAATTTTTCTATTGGCTCTACACCAGATTATAGCGCTTTACAAGAAGGAATTGAGAGAGGTTTTACTAATTTGTCAGTTTTTGAAACACGTCCAACTTTATCAAATATTGATATATATTGGGAAAGTTCTAGTAGTGGTTTAATTACTGATCTAAATAGTGAATTATCTTTTGCTTATTATCCTATAGGATTTAGAGATTCTGCAGGTAATGACACTTCCACTGGAGGTAGTTTACAGTATATTCAAAATGAAAATATGTCTCTTAATACTGATGTTACTTTAAATTTTCAATTAGTAAATCAAGATAGTAACATAATATCATCTGATTCAGTGATTGATATAAGTAGTGTAGTGGATGGTAATGGTGCTAATAGAACATCTGAGTTTAAAATAAACAAAGTTAATATAAATACTTTTACAATACAGAACAATGCTTTATTTACTTTTTTAGCAAATTCTAATGTTGTTGAAAGTTATACGTTTAATTTATTAGTTTCAGATAATTCTGGATCATCTTATTTTACTAACGTTCCTTTAGTTATAGAAAATTGTACATTACAAAATACCGCTCCTAATTGGGTGGTACAACCACCAGCTTTAACGGTTAAGAGTGTTGGAGCACCTGGTGATATAAAGATTTTTGATATAAATAAAACTGCAGTGAATAATGGTAGTGTAAATTTATCTAGAAGCAATGATGAGCTAGTGTTTACAATAGAGAATGTTGGAAATACCAATCCAGCACCAGGAGCTACTCAATTCGTTCTTAGAGAAACAGCTACTATATATTCTTTATATGTATTAAATCCTAAAAACTTTGGTACTTATAATTTAAAAATTAAAGCAACTGATGCTAACGGAACTGGTTTATCTACAGACTCTAACGATTTTCAAGTTGTACTAAATTAAACTGTAATAAAAACAATAAATAAGTGATAATATATTATGGCTAAGATAAAGTTTTTTAACGCTTTCGTTTTGAAAAAAACAGTTAATAACATTCTTACTGGTTCTGCACTTCATAAAGGTGTTTTTCCAGGTTTACCTTGGAACCCATCTGGTTATGCTGTATTTTCAAATAATCCCGCTTCAGAGGGAAAAGCAGTAACAGGTAATGTTAATACTAGAAACTGGTCAGTAGAAGAAGCTAGAATAAGAGGTGGATTTAATAATACTAGTTCAGGTTATGGTACTAGAGCTTATTTAAGAGAGGATTCAAATTTACAAAGTAGAAGAATAAATACTCTTATATATTCAGGTATATTTAACTCAAGAACTGATATAAATAACACTAATGTTTTCTCTGTAGCAGAAGATATAACTAAATCTGTAGATCCAATGTATGGGTCTATACAGAAGATACATGCGTTAGATAGTAACTTAGCTATACTACAAGAAGACAAAGTAAGTAGAGCATTAATTGATAAAGATGCAATATATTCTGCTGAAGGTGGAGGAACTGTAACATCGTCCAACGCAGTAATAGGGCAAGTAACACCTTATGTAGGCGAATACGGTATAAGTAAAAACCCTGAAAGTTTTGCTTACTATGGTTATAGAAGATATTTTACAGATAAGAATAGAAATTCTGTAATGAGATTATCAAGAGATGGGTTAACTCGTATCTCTCAATATGGTATGAATGATTTTTTTAGGGACAAACTTGGAGAAATCAACGAAGAGTTTGTTAGTGATAGTTTCACTTGTGTTTATGAAAGTTCTAATACTACTGCTCCTTTTTACATAACAGTATCTGGAACTAATATTGATAAGATAGAGAAAGGTATGCAAGTGTCTATTCCACAAGCATTTGGGGATCCTGTTATAGCTAATGTTTTAGGTATTTTTAATTCAGTAACTATTTATATTGACACAAATCCTAATACTTTCGCAGGTGGAAATGTTACATTTACAAGCTTTGTACAAGATAGAATAGTAGGTGGTTGGGATGTTCACAATAGTGGTTATGTTGTATCATTACAAAAACAAACACCATTTTTCACACCTGAAATAGAAGATGCAGTATATTATTACACTACATCATTTGATGAAGATGTTTTAGGTTGGACTAGTTTTTATACTTATAAACCTAAGTTCATGTCCAGTCTTAAAAATAAATTTTATAGTTTTTATACTTCTGAACTATACGAGCATTATAACAATGAATCTGACATGTCAAGTTTTTACGGTGTTAGAGCTGGTGCTAATATTACTTTTATATTTAACAATAGTCCAAATGTTTACAAAAACTTTAAAACTATTAGTTACGAAGGTAGTAACGGTTGGGAAATTAATTCTATATTATCTGACTTTGAAGGATTTGATAAAGTTAATGGTGCTCAAAATCAATACCAAGATTCAGCAAAACCAGTTTTAAGTTATGATGAAGGTGTCTATACAGATAGTGGAGTTGAATATAGGATTGGTTTTAACAGGTTTAATAATAAATACGTAGCTAACCTTAGAAGTAACAATGTAACACGACCAGGACAGGTTATAATAAACCCTAATGGTGAAAATGTAGCAGGTATAAAAGGATTCTATGCTACAGTAAAAATATCAACAGACGCCACTACAGATGTGGGTGGTGCAAAAGAATTATTTGCAGTATCTTCGGATTTTGCTATTGTTTCATATTAAAAATAAAAAATTATGGGATTCCCAAGTTCATCAACATTAATGCCATTTTTTGAGCAATATCTAGGTAAGACGCCAGGTACTGAATATAACACTTTTGGTGTTATAGCAGCAGCAGCGCCTTCAGCTGTTGTTGGTGTTGATGCTATGATAAAATCTAATCAAGCTAAAAAACAGTTAAAAACACAACAAGGTTATGTAGATACTCTTATGCAATCATACATGAGTAAACCTATATATAACCCTTATAAAAACATGAGTGTAGCTACTAAAGCTGCTCAAATGAAGGTGGAAGAAACTGATAAAGCATTAGCAAATACTTTAGATACTTTAAGAGCTACAGGTACTTCTGCTGGTGGTGCAACAGCGTTAGCACAAGCAGCTTTACAAAGCAAACTTGGTATTGCAGCTGATATAGAAAAACAAGAGGTTAATAACCAACAGTTGGAAGCTAAAGGTGAATTCATGGTTCAACAAGCAGAGCTTGGTAGAATGGGTGAGCAGATGGATTACGAACAAAGCAAAGCAGATCAATTACGAGTTGAACAATTTGGTTATGGAGAAAGAGCAGCAGATATGGCTGGTGCTTTAGGTGCTTTAGGTTTAGAAGCTAGTAGAGGATTATCCACTGGTAAAGACACTAATAAAAAAATTACTCAAACAGGTGATTTTAACGTACCTGTTGATGGAGGTCTTCCCCCATTAATAAATCCAGGAGATGACCCATTTTCACAAATAGCACTTCCAGATACTACTGCACCTATGTCTCCTAATGATATAGCAACACAACGGACAAGACAAGAATTACAACGTAGAGATTTAGAAACAGAGCCTGAAAAAATATCCTTAGATGCTGAATCAGAAGCTTTAGAAGATGCAAATTTAGTAATTGAAGATGTAGGTTCTAGTGGAGTTGAAGATTTAATTAATTCTCCAGAATGGACTTCATTAGATGATGTAGATAAAGTTTTAAAAATTAGAAATTCTCCAGCTGGTAAAACATTAACTGTGGATCAAATTTATAAAATTGCAGGAATTAAATAATTAAATTATGCCAAAAGTAAAAACAGTAGCACCAGGTAGATTAACTGGTATAAGCGGATTAACACAGACAGCTGCAGAATCTGTAGGTAGACAAAAAGATATGGAATTTGCTTTTGAAATGTCTGAGTGGCAGAAGCAAAGAGCTAGATTAGAAAAACTACAACAGCAAGAGACAGATCTTATAACTGAAAGAATGAAGACTATAACGTCTGCAGAAGGAGTGGGAGATAGTGATTTCAACATTGGTTTAAAAGATTCTCTTATGGGGCAAGCTAGAGATTACGCAAGAATAAACTCAAGAATGCAGTTAGGGGATATTGATATTGCTGAAGGAGCTAAAGACTTAGCTTTAATAGATAAACAATTGGATACTTTTATAGCAGCAGCTCCTAATGTAGAAGCTCTTTACAATGTTGTTACTGAAGCAGATGGAAAAATTGCTGGAGAAGTAGGTAGTATACTGATACCAGCTGATGTTGAAACCGCTAAGAAACAGAATGGTGTTATTGGACTGATTAAAACTTTATATAGCAGTAATAGTGGTAATATAAAAACAGAGTTTAAAAATGGTCAAACAATTTTAATAGGTGAAGATGGAACTAGAATATCATTAGATGGTTTAAATGACATAATGACAGGTGAAAATCCAGAATATCCTATACAATTTGTTCAAAGTCCAGATGCTGCGATACAACCTTTATACCAAGAATTTAGTAAAAGAACTAAAGATCTTCAAACATACGTAGTTGATGATGTTAGAATTACTTATGATAAAGATGGTGGTAAATCAGAAATAACAAAGAAGGTTTACGAAATAGGAGAAGGTAGTAAGTACAGAGAAGATTTAAAAGAAGTAGTTTCACCAATTTTAGATGATAAGAAAGCTATGGAAACATATTGGCCTAACCTGAAAGGTGGTCAAAAAGAAGGCCCTTGGTTAAATACACCTGAACAAAGAGAAGAAGCATTAAAGTTACTAGTAGAAAGAGCTGATAGTTTATATGGTCCTAAAGTAGATGTAAAAACAAGTCCAAGCGGAGAAACAACATATGAAGATAGAGTTAGAGAAAAGTATGAAGAAAGAAGACCAGAGTCTCCAGGTGAAAGAGCAAGAAGAAAAGCTCTAGAGCAAAAATCCTCAAAAAAAGATGATAAGTCTACAAAAATAAATGAAGAAGATCAAGATCTTTATGACAAAAATGTTAGATCAGCTAGACAAGCTTTAGTAATAGCTAAAAAACAGGGTGAAAAAGCAGAAGCTAAATTCATAGCTAGAGTTCTAAATAAAAGAGCTATAAAACCAGGTGAAGTTAAAGATTATTCTTTCAAGCTTGCTACGGATGTGTATGACAAAGAAACTATAGAGAATGAAAATATAGACCCTAACTCTATTTATATTATCAAAGGAGATAAAGAACAATTATATCCTATAGATATGACTAATGAAAATGAAATATTGAAAGTTTTTAATTCTGAATCTGGATTTGAAGATGAATATTTAGAAGCTTTAAAAAGTGGAGGAATGAGAAGTGGAGATTTTGAAATTACAAATCCTGAAGTAGGTAAGTATGGATATAGACAAACAACGTTTAGACCTAAAACTGATGAACAATTAAGAATAGCTATGAAAAAAGCTAAAAAAGGTGATAAAATCGTATTACCCAACGGAGAAGTTAAAACAAAGAAATAATCTAATACATGGAAAACGAAGATTTATGGGAAGGTTGGGAAACTGAAGAATCCGTAAAAGAAGTTAATAGTGAACCCAATGGTAATATAGATTGGAGTGGGTGGGAAACTGAAGATGAAACTACTGTAGAAACAGACACTTTAGAACCACTTGGTGGTGTATTAGCATACGAACCAGAGCAAGAAGAAGTTGTTTTAGAAGGTGAGTCTATGGATTTAAAACCTGGTGAAGGTGTTTTAAGATTAGAAAAAGATATAGAAGAAGTATCTGATGAAGATAGAATATATGAAAAAGATATCATGTATATGGATCTTAAAGCTCCTATAACACCTGAAATTAAACAAACTGAGAGAGGTAATTTCTACTTAAAAAAAGATGGTAAAAACTATAAGTTAATTAGAACTGCTAATAAAGATTTAATTAACTTTGACCCCATGGAAGGTAGAGAAAGAATGGAAGACGCAGAGTTTGCAGCAGATGATTTCCAAAAAGATATTGAAGAAGTAGATAAAAGAGCTCAATATATAGAGCAAATGTCTGAAGATGAAAAGAAACCAGCTTGGGAACAATTAGGTTATGATAGTGCTAACGATTACTATGAATATATAGCAGATCAAGATCCTGGTTCTATTGAAGCTTATAAAGTTTTAGCTCCTATTGGTTGGGCTTTGGATAAAGAAGCAAGAATAGCTAGAAGTGTTTTATCTACAGTTAAAGGAGCACAAGAGTTTTCTAACATGGTAGAGGTTAATAAAATGGCTATTGCTGATCACATTTTAACGTCTGCGTTAGGTTCTGATAGTCAATTAAAAGGAGATGTATTAAACTTGATAGATAAAACTAAATTTATACATGGTGGTCCAATAACAGCTATACCAAAAGATATTTTAGAATCTACAATTGAAGAAGGTAGTGATTTAATTTGGCAGAGAGATGATAGTATAGTAGACGCTATTGGAGAAAAAGGTTTTTTTAGTTTAGATGTAGCAGATAGAATTGTTGGAGGTGTAGCAGAATCTATACCATCACTTTTACTAGCAGCAGCAGGTCCAGGTGGGATAGCTCTTTTAGGTGCTTCTGCAGCAGGTAATAAGTTTGAAGAATTAGTAGAAGAAAATCCTGACGAAGCTTTATCAACATTAACATTTAACGCACTTGGCACAGGTATAACTGAAGCTGCTTTTGAGTTAGTAACTAGAGGTATATGGAAAAGAGCTAAAGGCTTAATGGGCGCTGGTGACACGAAGGCAGCTAAAGCTTTAATAGATTCTTACGGAAAACAAGTTTTAAAAAGATTAGCTATAGATCCAACAGCAGAAGGATTATCAGAAGCTGCTACAGAATTTTCAACTAGTTTAATAGATAAATTAACTTTAGATAAGTTTGATGATATAGGTTGGGGTAAGTGGTTTGGTGATAATGTTAAAAACTGGGCTGATGCTGGTATTATTGGGTTCTTCACTGGTGGAGGTATAACAAGTGGTGGATTACTAAGTAGTAGTAAACAATCTGTTAGAAATGCAGCTGAATATACTTTAACACCTACCTCTGATAGAAAAGTAATGATGGACGCTGCTATTCAAATTAACGATTTGAATGAGCAATTAAAGCAAAGTTATGACAAAAGCTCTAGAGATATAATAGAAGCTAAAATCGTACAAGAAGAAGCTAAAATAATAAATACTAAAAATAAAGTTTCTCAAGAATTAAGGATGATGAATCCTAATGAATTAAAGTCATACGCTAAAAATATAGATGAAATTAATTCATTAAATAAAAAACTTAGAAAATCTAATCCTGAAACTGTTAAACAAACTTATATTGATCGACTAAGTGAATTAGAAACAGAGAATGAATTTTATATTAGAGAAGCAGTTGATAGAAGGTTAGATGAAAATATTAAAACTGTAGGTGTAGAAGATTTAGGTAGAACTGTAAACGATTATAATTCAAAAGAAGAATATCAAAAAGCGTACAACAATACTGAAGAAGGAAAGAAAAACTCTATGAACGTTACTAGTTCTGATGGTTTTATAAGTGAAGATGGAGATATATATATTAATAGAGAAGTTGCGCAGAAAGTTAGAAATGTAAACGTAGCTGCCCATGAATTATTACATGGTATACTAAACAATAATATAAAAGAACCTGGTCAA